TAGATTGTTACAGAGCCTGAGACCACATCAAAAAGCTTTTCATCATAAATACAAACAGATTATGAACGGACTATTTATCTTGCAACGCTCCCTCAAAGAGAGAGCGTTTTTTCTGTATAGATCGACAGATATCGACTTTCTTGCAGAAAATGGTGAATTTGCACCACTTTGCACGGTCCACGTGGGCCAACCATGGTCCACGATCAGCGAAATTTTGCATGAGTACCACTAGATACAGACATACCAATCCGCGAGACGCGAAAAACGTTGATAAATATAGCGTTTGGGTGGCCTATAACATATATTATGCAACAAATAACCTTAGGTACTTAGACCGAACGGTCCGAGGGTCGCGGAGATCGAGCACCGACCCCCAAAAATTTGGCCCCGGTCCGCATGGCTCTGGCCTTGTCCTGGCAACATACACACACTATAGGAGTAAAATATGCACATAGACTATTCAAAACTTGATCCAAACCAATTAAAGGCAATGGTATTGCTTAGAAGGAAGGTGGAACAAGAGCATGCACGTGGAAATTTCATGAGATTCGTAAAATCGGTGTGGCCTGAGTTTGTTGAAGGATCACATCACATTAGAATTGCAGAAAAACTTCAGGATTTTATGACAGGAAAGAACAAAAGATTGATAGTGAACATGCCCCCACGTCACACAAAAAGTGAGTTTGCCTCATTTTTATTCCCGGCATGGATGATGGGGCAAAATCCCCGACTAAAAATTATTCAAGCGACTCACACAGGTGAATTAGCAATAAGATTTGGTAGAAAAGTAAGAAACTTGATGAACACCAAAGAATATAAAGGAATATTCCCTGATGTTACGCTAAGAACTGATAATCAGGCGGCGGGACGTTGGGAAACTAACCTTGGAGGTGAGTATTACGCGGCAGGTGTAGGTGGTGCGATCACAGGTCGTGGCGCTGATCTACTAATTATCGATGATCCACATAGTGAACAAGATGCTTTGTCTGAAAATGCAATGGATAACGCCTATGAGTGGTACACATCTGGTCCTCGACAGCGTATGCAACCAGGGGGAAGCATTGTTATCGTGATGACTCGATGGTCTGATAAGGATCTTACTGGTCAATTAATCAAAAAGATGGGAGATCTTAAAGCTGACAAATGGGATGTCATAGAATTCCCGGCAATTTTAGATGACGATGACGAAGATAAGAGAAAACCTATTTGGCCTCAGTATTGGAAGCTTAATGAACTAGATAAAGTGAAAGCTTCTCTTGTTCCAACTAAGTGGAGCGCACAATGGCAACAAAATCCCACGCATGACGGTACAAGTATCATTAAACGTGAATGGTGGAACATTTGGGAAAAAGAAGATCCACCTGAATGTGCCTTTAAAATTCAAAGCTATGATACAGCATTCTCAAAAAAAGAGTCTGCTGACTACTCAGCTATTACAACTTGGGGAGTTTTCTATCCTGAGGAAGGAGAAGAGACACATTTAATTTTGTTAAACTGTAGAAAAGGTCGTTGGGACTTTCCTGAGCTTAAACAAGTCGCAAAAGAAGAACTACGTCTCTATAATCCTGATGCTGTCATGATTGAAGCCAAGGCTTCAGGGACACCCTTGATACAGGAGCTACGGCGATTTGGTGTGTACGCGACAGCTTTCTCTCCGAACCGTGGTATGGATAAGCATGTACGATTAAATTCTGTTGCCCCTATTTTTGAAGCTGGTCATGTTTGGAGACCTGACATCGATTGGGCTGAAGAAGTACAAGAAGAATGCGCATCTTTTCCTTATGGAGAGCATGATGATCTTGTTGACGCAACCACCTTAGCCCTGTTAAGATATAGACAAGGAAGGTTCATTTCATTGTATGATGATGAGCCTGAAGAACCTATTGGAAAACGCAAATATGAATACTATTAAAAAATTAATTAATCCTGAAGATAGAAGACTAAAACAAAAACTAACACCGAAACAGATGATTTTTGTTTATGAATACGTACACAAAGTTTTACTCGGAGAATGTTCCGCTGCCGAAGCTGCGCGACGCGCGGGCTATTCACAAAATCGAGCACGTCAAACTGCTACTGATTTACTGAACCCTCATATGAATCCTTTCGTCGTGGAGGCCATTCATGAGATGAAACAAGATCTTCATCAAATGTATGGAGTATCGACAGCGTCTCACTTGGCCTCCTTAAAACAAATCAGAGAGGAAGCACGAGAACATAAACACTATTCGGCGGCCGTGGCTGCTGAAGTCAATAGAGGTAAGGTTGCTGGTTTTTACGATAACAAAGTTCAAACAGAAACTCCTTTAGAAAATATGAGTAAAGATGAGTTGGTAAAGATTTTAGAGAACTACGATAAGAATGGTATAACTCATGATACCAAACTCATTATTGATGATGATAAAGATGTGATGACAGGTAATTGAGATGGTAAAAAAAATAATTCATATCAATCAACACAAGATCCGATCGAATAAAAAACATGGATTAGAAGAACCTGTGATTACTTGCAAAACTTCTAAGTCAAACGATTACGCAAAGAATGTAGAAATTCTTGATAAGAATAATAATGTTGTTGCAAAAGTTATTTATAGTCCTACTAAACCTTTGTCCTGTGGTGCACGAGTTTGGATTGAGACTAATGAGAAAATAGTTTTAGACAATGGATTGTGTTTGGATAAGTAAATGATATCACTATTCAATGTAGCAAGACCAATAGCCATGAAAGCTTTACAGAATCCCGCGGTCCTCGGATCGTTGCTCGTGGGTACTGTGGGATCGCAACAAGCTAATAAAATACAGAACGAATTAAACTTAGGTAACATAACTTTAGATGATGTATACGATACTCTTATAAATTTTGCTGCGTCACCTGCGGTGAGCGCTTTAAGAGATACTCCTTCAGGAACTTTTTCTGCACCTGATTTAGGAGAAATAGAAAAAGAACAAGAACGAATGAGAGAACTAAATAAAAACATTACTCTTCCTTCGGAAATACCAATCGGACAAATTTTATCAACACCACAAACAACCACGGTCCCTGAACCGTTGATCACGCCTGATGTTCCTGAACAGAAGACAAAAGTAGAAGACGTAGGTTTTACAGAATCTAAACGAGATCCTTCTGATTTCATTATGACATCTGAAGATGTTCCAAAAGAACCAAAAGAGCGAAGTAAGTTTTATTACGAACAAATTGGACTAAAACAAAGACAAGAACCAGAAGATGCAATGTTAGAAGCCACTAGGTTTCATAGTGGAGTTTTAGCAAAATCTTTAGAAGATATCGGAGATTTAAGTCATCGAATAACAGAGGGTTCTCCTGGAGCTGTTTTAGAAAAAGTGAACAGACAAATTAAAATGTTAGAGGACCAAGACTATAGAATGCCTTTTTTAAAAAACCATGAACAAAATATTTTAGGGAATGCAAAATACAAAGATATGACAGTAGAGGAGTATAAAAGTAATTTAGACTCTCTTTTGAAAAACTATGTTTCTGCTCACGAAAAACTACCAACCTACAACCCTATTCATCAAGCAGCTAAGGATGCTGCTATTTCAATAGGAAAATTAGATGTCGATAGTGCTTTAGAAAATTTATATTTTTTAAGAGATGAATTAAAAAAAGGAGAGGACTATTTTAAAGAACAGTCTTTGTCTTTATCTGAAAAAGGTGATATAAGTAAAACAAATGAAGAAACTACTGGAACACGCCAAGAAGAAGGCCAAACAGCCATTGAAGCCCTCAAAGCGCAAAGTGAACAAACCCAAAGAGGAGATGTCGACCGAGGATCTCAAAGCGATCAGGGAGAATATGTATTAAAAACCGAAGAAGGTTTTGAAATTGCGCCTCTAGAACAAAGCAGTGATTTTTTCACTCGAACCATGTTGGGAGAAATTGGTACTCCCAAATCAACCTATCAACCTATTGTCGACCTATCAGAGATAGGACAGACTTTTAATATCTTTGAGGAAAAGAGAAGTGGTAATTTTGAAAACCATATCTTCACTAGTATTCCTACTTTTAAAGAAGCTCAAGTCGCTACTGCTGATGCACTAATTAAGTCTCTTCCTAAAAATGCTAATGTCTTAGACATTGGTGGAACGGAAGGAGGATTTATCAATACGATTGCTGAAGTAAGACCAGATGTGACTGGATTTATTGTGGACCCTAACGTTGTTGCTAATAAAATATTTAATCAACAACAAATGTCTAACGCTTACTATATTCGAAGTGCTTTCACCACAGATAAATCTAAATTTGGCAATTATGCGTTTGATGTTAAGGACGAAAAGAAACAACCAATCTCAACAGACTTCTTTGATGCCAATTTAATTGAAGACAATTCTTTGGATGCAATTACGGAAAAAATGACTTTTCAGTTCATTGATAAAGGAAGAAACAATAAAGTAAAACTAATTAGTGAAAAATTAAAACCAACAGGGATTGCCTTATTTGAAGAGAAGTTTTTTACCTCTTATGACGATCCTGAATGGAAAGCTAATGAGGATAAAAAGAATCAGTTTAAATTACAGTATTACGATCAAAAAGATTTGACAAAAAAACAAAAAGAAACTTTAGAAGGAATGGATAAAAGACAGGTTACTTCTGGAGATTTTGAAAAGATATTGATGAAACATTTCAACAATGTAGTTCAATATTGGGATTCAGGTAATTTTAAAGGATATGTCGCTTCAGATAGTGCAGATGCTTTGAATAATTTTTTATCAAATCTTCCTGACTTAAACAGTGAATACTCTAACGTACAAACTCCTAATTTTATTACAAAACCAATTGACAAAAAACGAAGAGGAGGACCTATTTCTATTCCAAAAATAGACATGTTGTAAAAGGCTAATTAGGTGGTATAAATAAAAAATGGCAGATAATATTGATAAGTCTCTAGACCTAGGTGGTAAACCTGAACTTGAAATCATTAAATCAGATACTTCCGTCGAGATTGACGGTCAACCTATTCCTACTCCTGAAGGATTAGAAATTGAAATGGATGAAGACGGAGGAGCAACACTTGATTTTGATCCAATGTCCGAGATTCCTGAAGAAGTAGAATTTTATTCTAACTTAGCTGAAGTCATGGATGAAGGAGATCTAGATCAACTATCCGATGAATTATTAAGTGAATTAGAAAACGATCGTTCTTCTCGAAAAGATTGGGAAGATTCTTATATCAAAGGTTTAGATTTATTAGGAACTAAGTACGAAGAAAGAACAAGACCTTTTCAAGGAGCTAGTGGTGTCACTCATCCTTTGTTAGCTGAAAGTGCTACACAGTTTCAAGCAACAGCTTTTAAAGAGCTCTTACCAGCGAACGGTCCTGTTCGCACAGCAGTCATGGGAGAAGAGACTCCTGAAAAATATTCTCAGTCACAACGTGTTCAAGAATTTATGAACTATCAATTGATGAACAAAATGGAAGACTACACTCCTGAGTTCGATCAAATGTTATTTTATTTACCTCTCGCAGGTTCGACATTTAAAAAAGTTTACTATGATGAATTGTTAGATCGAGCTGTCTCAAAGTTTGTTCCAGCAGAGGACTTAGTCGTCAACTATATGGCTAGTGATTTAGACTCTTGTGAAAGAATTACTCAAATCATTAACATGAGTTATAATGATTTTAGAAAAAAACAAGTTTCAGGTTTTTACAAAGACGTAGAAATTGTTCCTGGGGAAACAAGTCCTTCAGAAGTCAAAAAAAAATACGATCAAATGGAAGGTATCAAGCCTTCCTATATGGACAAGTCAATTAGACTTTATGAGTTTCATGTATCTTTAGACTTAGAAGGTTTTGAAGATAAAGGCATGGATGATGAGCCCACAGGAATTAAAATACCTTACATCGTAACCATTGAAGATAGCTCAGGTAAGGTAGTAGGTATTCGAAGAAACTATGAAAAAAGTGACGAAAAAAAATTAAAGAAAAGATATTTTGTTCACTACAAGTTTTTACCTGGTTTAGGTTTTTATGGACTAGGTTTAATACATTTGATAGGCGCTTTATCAAGAGCAGCAACACAAATGTTACGACAGTTAATAGACGCAGGTACATTAGCAAATTTACCAGCAGGATTTAAGTCAAGAGGACTTAAAATTAGAGACGACGCAGAGCCAATTCAACCAGGAGAATTTAGGGATATTGATGCACCTAATGGTGATTTACGAAATGCTCTCATGCCATTACCTTATAAAGAACCCTCTCAAACTTTATACTCTCTTCTAGGATTTGTTGTTCAGTCAGGACAGAGATTTGCAGCCATAACTGATTTACAGGTTGGTGATGCTAATCAAAATGCTCCAGTGGGAACAACAATGGCATTATTAGAGAGGGGCTCAAAAGTTATGTCAGGCATCCATAAGAGATGTCATTATTCTCAGAAAAAAGAATTCAAACTATTGTTTGATGTTTTCTCCGATTACTTACCTGAAACATATCCGTATTCTGTCGAAGGTGCAGATAGAACTATCAAAGCTGAAGATTTCAGTGATCGTGTAGATGTTCTTCCTGTTTCTGATCCTAACATATTTTCTACAACTCAAAGAGTAACTTTAGCTCAAACTGAATTACAATTAGCACAAAGTGCTCCTGATATTCACAATATCAAAGAAGCTTATAGGAGAATGTATGAAGCTTTAGGAGTCAAGGACATTGATCAAATTTTAAGAAAAGATTCTCCAACTGCTCCCAAAGATCCAGCCACGGAGCACGCTGATTTACTCGATGGTAATTTACTGAAAGCCTATGAAGGACAAGATCATGATGCACATATACAGAATCACTTAATCTTTGGAACTAATCAAATGATTCTTGGTAATCCTCCAATGGCAATGAAATTACAAAAACACGTTTTAGAACATATTTCTCTCAAAGCAAAAGAACAAGCTCAGTTCTTGGCAATGCAACAACCTATCGACGATATGGCCTCTGTTGTAGCTAAGTTAGAGGCTCAGTTTATGGCAGAGATAAAACAATTATCAGCACAACTTAGTGGCCAAGGTAAACCTGATCCTGTAATACAGTTAAAACAACAAGAGTTAGCACAAGACGCACAAAAAGATCAAATAGATGCGCAAGTGGATCAAGCAAAGCTACAATTAGATGTTGAAAGATTGAAACAAAGAACAGCGATTGATCAAGCAAGAATACAAAAAGATTACGATATTGCAGATAGACGTGCCGAAGTTCAGTATGATAAAATGACTACTCAAACTTTGAATCAAGCGAGAAAAGATGCCTCTAACAAAAAAGGGTAGCAAAATAAAAAAATCCATGGAAAAGACATATGGAAAGAAAAAAGGAGAGCAAGTATTTTACGCTTCTAAGAACAAAGGTACAATAAAGAAAGTAGAAAAGAAAAATGGAAAGTAAGTTAAAAGCAAAGTATATTGTAGATATTATGGATGAAACAACAAAAAGAAGAGTTCAAAAAATTATTGATAGCACAAGAGATTTTGTTCAAGAACAGGCTGAACAAGGTATTGATTTAATAGAGTTAGCTCAGGTTATGCTTTCAATGAGTCGAGAAGCTATGGTTGACGTTTATGGTGAAGTAGTGGCAGATAGTTATATTAAACAACAAATTAGTTATTTGAAAAATCCTGAAAATAGTCTAACATTACACTAATGACTAAACGATTAACAAAAACAGTTCCTCCAAAAAAAGGACCTAAGTCACAAGGTATGGATATTCCTTATGGAAAAATAGTACCAGTTGGCACTGTCCCTGAGGATAAAAAGCGTAAACGTGGCTATGGAATAGCATCAAAAGGACTTAAATTCGAAGGAGTATTCTAATGCAAAAATGGATTAAGGACCTTTGGGAACAACACCCAAAGAAAAAATGGCTCATAATCGGTGTAGTAATCGGTTGGGTAATCGCTCAATATATCTAATCAATGTTATCTAAAATATTAGGTGGATCTTTAGTAGACACTGTCGGTAAAGTTATTGACAGTGTCCACACTTCAGAAGAAGAAAAAGGTCAAATCAAAATAAAATTACAACAATTAGAAAACGACATTAATTCCAAACAAATGGATATCAACTTAGCTGACGCTAAGTCTACTGCTACAGGTATTGGTGGTATTATGCAAAGATCATGGCGACCCCTCATTGGAATGTCCTGTGCTCTAGCTATATTTTGGGAGTATGTCTTAAAACAATTCTTAGTATTTATATTGGCAGCATTTAGTGTTGAACACGCACCTCTTCCAGAGCTTGACATGTCGACTTTATTTCCTCTTGTCACAGCTTTGCTCGGAATGGCGGGGCTTCGTAGCTTCGAAAAAAGTAAGAAAATTACGAAATAGTGGAACAGTTCGATTACAAAGTAAAAAAACTTATTCAACAAGCAATAGAAAACCAAAAAGAAAACTTGTTGAGTAGAAATCTGAGTTCTTATGAGGAGTATCAGTATGAACTTGGAAAATTACATGCTTTAGAGCATTTATTAATAGACTATCAAGAACTAAAAGAAAAGGTGATAGAAGAATGAGTAAACTAATAGTACCGAGTTATTTAAAAAATAACGACGACAAAAAAAAGGAAAAAAAGAAAGAAGAAGACAAAGAACCTGCTATGGAAAGAGTTCCTCAAGCAACAGGTTGGAGAATGGTAATTCTACCTTATAAAGGGGTAGAAAAGACAAAAGGTGGTTTGTTACTTACTGACAAAGCCATCGAGGAACAACAACTCACTACTAATGTGGGTTTGATTTTAAGTATGGGTTCTGATGCTTATGCTGATAAGAATAAATTTCCTAATGGACCTTGGTGTAAAAAAGGTGATTGGGTAGTATTTGCTAAATATGCTGGCTCTAGAGTCAGAATTGAAGGTGGAGAAATACGTATTCTTAATGACGATGAAATACTAGCAAAGTTGAAAGATCCAAAAGACGTACTAACTATCTATTAAGGAGATAAAAATGACTGAAGAAAAAATGGTAGACCTTGACACTACAGGAGAAAGTCAAGAGGTTGAACTTCAAGAAGAAGAATCTACTAAAGAAGAAAAAGTCGAAGAAAAAGTAGATGCTTCATCAGAAGATCAAGCAGAAGAGAAATCAACTGAAGAAGATTCAGGTGATGATTCAAAAGACGACGGTTTAGATAAATATTCTAAAAACGTTCAGAGACGTATTAAAAAACTATTAGACAGAGTAGAAAAAACAGAGAAAAGAGAACAAGAAGCTCTTCGATTTGCTGAAACAGCAAGACACAAGTATGAAGAGTATGAAAAAAAAATAAAATCTCTTGATGAAAACTATATCTCAGAGTACGAAACAAGAGTTAAATCTCAAATTGAACAAGCTAAAAAGGCTTTGACTGATGCAAGGTTTAATAATGATGTAAATTCTGAAGTAGAGGCTCAAAGAGCTTTGACAAGACTTGCAATTGAAGAAGAAAGAGCAATTGTTTCTAAAGAACAAAGAGAAAGGTTATTAAAACAACAAGAAGGATTGATGGCTGAAAAACAACCACCACAACAAGCCCAACCAAGACAGCCTGATCCAAGAGCTGAACAATGGGCAGAAGAAAATGAATGGTTTGGTAAGGATGAAGCAATGACTTTTACTGCTTTAGCTCATCATAAAAAACTTTTAAGAGAAGGGTTTGATCCTAAAAGTGATGATTATTATGAGGAAATTAATGGTTACATGAAAAGTCAATTTCCAAGTAAGTTTGAAAAAGAAGTAACAGAACCTAAGGAAAGAGCCCCTCAAACTGTTGCAGGAACTTCTAGAACCTCTAGAACAAGTGGTTCTAAAAAAGTAAAGCTCACACCTAGTCAAGTAGCTATAGCGAAAAAACTAGGTCTTACACTTGAACAATATGCAAAATATGTATAGATTGGAGATAATATGGTAAATAAAACGTCAAGATCTAATGAGACTAGGGAAAAAACAGCTCGTAAAAAAGGTTGGACTAGACCCTCTTCATTAGACGCACCCCCAGCACCTGAAGGTTTTAAACACAGATGGATTAGGGAATCAGTCAGAGGATTTGATGATACGAAAAACATCATGGGAAAATTACGAGAAGGTTGGGAATTAGTCCGAGCTGACGAGTATCCTGATTGGCAACTTCCTACTATTGATGATGGAAAACACGCTGGTGTTATAGGGGTAGGTGGGTTACTGTTAGCTCGTATGCCAGTAGAAACTGTTGAAGAGAGAAACTCTTATTACAAAAATTTAACCGAGAGCCAAAAAGAGGCTGTCGACAGCGATCTACTGAAGATTGAGGATCCTCGGATGCCGATCAGTAAACCCCAAAGACAAACCAAAGTAACTTTTGGTTCAGGAAACAAGTCGTAATCGGCACGGTTTGTTAAACGACCAATACTAACAACGTATTACAAAGGAGTAATATTATGGCAAATCAACAAGGAAACTTTGGATTTCGTCCAGTGCTAATGCTAGGTTCTGCATATCAGGGTCAAGGTCAACAACAAATGACCATAGCTAGCAACGAAACGAATTCCATTTTTATGGGAGATCCTGTCGTGTTAAACGCAAACGGATCAATCTCTCGTGGGTCCTCTGCTGGTGCTGAGCTTGTTGGTGTTTTCAATGGTTGTTTCTATACAGACCCAACTTCACAAAAACCAACTTTCTCAAACCACTATCCAGGGGCAATTGTAGCTGATGATATCGTTGCAAACGTAATCAGCGACCCAGACGTAGTGTTTGAAGTCAAATGTGACGATGCAAACGCTGGACGAGCGCAAGTCGGTTCAACTGCTAATATCGCAACTTATGCAGCAGGATCTACCAAATCAGGTATTTCAGGCGTATCAATTGACGGTAGTACATTTGCAACTAGCAACGCTTCAAACTTCGCTGTTTATGATCTTTCAACAGATCCTGACAACAGTGACTATACTGCTGCTAACGCTAACATTCTTGTTAGAATTAACAAACATCAGTATAGAGATACCACAGGAATCTAAACTATGGCTATATCTAGAAGTCAACTCGTTAAAGAGTTAGAACCAGGTCTAAACGCACTGTTTGGCTTGGAGTACGCAAGGTATGAAAACGAACACGCAGAAATCTTTGACAACGAATCTTCAGACAGAGCGTTTGAAGAAGAAGTAATGTTATCAGGTTTCGGTTCTGCACCATCAAAAGCAGAAGGTGCTGGCATATCTTATGACACAGCGGTCGAAGCATACACTTCACGTTATACACACGAAACAATTGCATTAGGTTTTGCAATAACAGAAGAGGCAATCGAAGATAATCTTTATGATCAGCTTTCTTCTCGTTACACAAAAGCTCTTGCAAGATCAATGGCAAACACAAAGCAAGTAAAAGGTGCTGATGTTCTAAACACAGCCTTTGCTGCTGCGGGTGCTTCAGGAACTAATCCTGGTGGTGATGGTGTATCACTTATTAATACACAACACCCACTAGCACAAGGTGGTCTTTTATCAAACAGATTAGCAACAGATGCTGATTTGAATGAAACATCACTTGAGCAGTCATTAATTGACATTGCTGCATTCGTGGATGAGCGTGGTCTTAAAATAGCCACTCAAGGTAGAAAACTTATAATTCCAAAAGAATTACAGTTTACTGCTGACAGATTAATGGCTTCAGCTTTAAGAACAGGAACTGCTGATAACGACATTAACGCAATCAGAAATATGGGAATGATTCCTGAAGGTTATGTAGTGAACCACTTCTTAACTGATGTGAACGCATTCTTCATTAAAACTGATGCACCTAATGGTCTAAAGCATTTCACAAGAACTGCTCTTTCCACAAATATGGAAGGCGACTTTGATACAGGTAACGTAAGATATAAAGCTAGAGAGAGATACTCATTTGGTTTCTCAGATCCTAGAGGTATTTTCGGAACTTCAGGCGCATAATAAATAATTAACTTAATAAGAAGGGCGTATGTCTTTGACTGCGCCCTTTTTTTATGTCAAAATATAACTTTATTAACCCTATGACCCCTCGGGGACTATTAACAAAAGGAGATAGACATGGGAACAACTACATTTTCTGGACCAGTAAAGGCCGGAACAATTAAAGACACAACAGGAACTACTCTTGGCTCAGATGTCAAGAACACAGGTTTTGTTGTAATGGCACAATCAGCAATTGCTGATATTATTGGTGCTTCTCACTTAAACCAAGTGATAGCAACAATTCCTGCAAATTCACAAATCACCGATGTGGTATTGAACGTCACCACAGTAAACAATGACTCTGGTGCTGCAACTGTTTCAGTGGGAACAATAGCTGATGCCAATGCTTTTATTGATGCTGCGAATGTTAAAGCATTAGGCACTACTTATGGTACTCTTGACACGGAAGCTACCGATATTGGCACAACCGATATTCAAGTGGTAGCTGATTTTACAGGAGCTAGTGGTGATGCAACAACAGGTGCTGCAACAGTGACTGTGAAATATTTACAAAATAATTCAATAGCACTTGCTGGCGATGTACCTGCGTAAGGAGTAAATTATGATTAACTATAGATCGGCTAAAGTAACAGCAACA